TTGTTGGGAATTTCATGCTGACGCAGCCCACCACCCCCCAGTTGGATTCGTTGGTGGAGCTTGTTCGGGACATCTGGACAAGGTATCCAGACATCCCGGTGGTGGGGCATAGGGAGGTCATGGCTACATCCTGTCCCGGAGACCGGTTTCCGTGGGCAGAGTTAAGATTAAGATTGGAGGTTGGAAAAAAAGTGGCTGAACAATGGAAGCTGGATATTATCGAGAGGGCGAAGAAGGCGGGTTTAATCACCGAGGACCACGACCCGGACGAGGTAGCAACGAAGTGGTTTGTCCTAGCGGTGTTTCTAAATTACTTAGGAAAATAGGAGGTTGAACATGCAACGTAGCTTTTGGACGCGGCTTAAAAGCAGGAAGTTTTTGTTGGCACTGGTGAATTTTATATTCGTCGTGGTGAATGAGGTATTCGGCACACCGATTGACCGGGAGGCGTATCTTGCGGTCGCCGGCGGGCTGATTGCGTTCATCCTGGGTGAAAGCTACGTGGACGGGAAAGCGGCTGAGTCTACCGAACCTGCAGAATAGTCACAGGCTTTTTGCCCCGGGGGGAAACCCCTGGGGTTTTTATATCCCTTGACTTGCACAATTACACAAACAAGAAAGGAGGTAGCGGAATGTGGGAACGGCTGCACGTGCAGATTACAAAAGCCCAGATGAAGTGGCTGAGGGCAGAAGCGCTCACCCGGGGAAAGAGCATCGGGGAGGTAGTAAGGAGACTAATCGACGCCGCAATGTCACGCCAGAAACAAAAGAGCGAATCAGAGAACTCTACGAGAAAACCGGAAACGGGCACGAAGTAGCGCGGCTGTTGGGACTTGGAAGCACGACGGTCTACAATCACCTGGGCCTTGGACGTCCAGGCACGCCTATTTGGACAGATGACGAAATCCAGGTCATGGTTGACGGGTATTTGGGGAAGCGTCCAGTAAAGGCTATAGCGGCAAAGCTAAAAACCAGGAGCCCCCGGGCCGTGATGATCCGTATGTGCCGGTACAGGAAGCAAGTGCGAGATGATCCCAAGAAGCGCAGGGCCTTGAGCGCAATCACCCTGGCGCTGAAAGCGATCCGCAAGGCAGATATTTTCCGGGAGGTGGAGTCGTGAAATTTAAACAACCGTACTATATCCCGCCTCATGCTGTCCAACGCTTCCGGGAACGGGTCGTCAACCTGCCGACCAGAACCATCCGCATAATCATTCAGTCCGCGCTTCAGGGGTGCGGGCAGCTAGTTGGTTACCAGGTTTATGACCGACAGAAGTGTCCCGTTTATAAAGCGCAGTACCGGGACAAGGAGTATTTAATTCCGGTAAGGATTGAAAAACGAAAGAAGAGCGCTTGGGCAGTAGTGCCTACGATACTAGCACCGGACATGAGAATTTATACAGGGAGGGCGAAACGTGAAAATCCTGACACCGACGCAATTTATCCGGCAGGCGGCGCTAAAAACCGGGACAGTTGTGACGCCGACACCGTGGAAGGAGAAGGACCCGGGCAAAAAGGTCCGTAAATCTGAAGCAAACCAGGTTCAAGCAGGGGAGTACGTGGGAGTTGTGATGGCTGACCCGCCGTTGGTAGACGTACCTGATGACCGCTGCTGGCTATGCGGAGGTAGAACCGAAGGCAAAGGACAACCGGTAAAAAAGGCTATAAAACCCACATTCACCGATCGGGACAAGGCAAGGGGCGCCAGGTCACAATCCGTTTGCGCAGGTTGCGCATTTTGCCTATCACATTTGAGCCTGCGCAACTATAGCATATTGGCTACTGAGGACGAATTGAAACATCCATCCAGGCCAGAGATCCGGGGGCTGCTGCTGGAGCCGCCAGAACCACCGTTCGTGATGTGCATTGCGGTATCAGGTCAGAAATGGCTTCACTTCCGCTCCCAGGTGGCCTACTCTCGGGACGGGTACCCGGTACAGTACGAGGAAACACGGGTATGTGTTGAACGGCCGGTGCTGGCCCGGTGGTTGGAGTACATCGAAACGCTATATACAGTGTTCACAAAAGCCGAGATTCTGACCGGGAGCTACAATCAGAACAGGATCAGGGAGTTCGGTATAGCGAGGTTTCAGGAAGCAGAAGCGCAGGTCGCGCCCCACAGGGGGACACGGCTTTTTGATTTGGCGGTATTCGTGGCACAGAAGCCGCCGGAGATGCCGGAAGAACAAAAGAAGGAGGAAGAAAAATGTATTACAACTTCGACACAGACGACCCCATTGGAGCAACAAGTGCTCTTTTAGTATATGCTATTTACCGCTCCAGGAGCACAAAGCGGTTCAAGGTAACACCAGACATGTGGTCCATGATTGAGCGCGCCGTCAAAAGCGCCAGCAAGCGGGGCCGGGACCTGGGTGACTTCATCGAAAAGCTGAAACCGAAACTGCACTGCGAAACCATTCAACCCCGCTGGGCCAACACTCGCCCGGACGGGGTTGTTAGCATGAAGCTCCTGCCGGACGGTTCCTTTGCGGAAGTAGTGGACAAGGGTCGCCGGCAGTTTTTGACGGACGTGCTTCAGGAAGTTGACCACCGGCAAGTGCTGGATTTTCTCTACCGGAAAACCGCACTGGTTGTGTTGCTGGTACGTGACAGGCTTGAACGAGAAAAACCGCTTGAAGCTAAATTTGAAACCGAGGAGGAGTATGTTGATGTCTAATCACAATATAAGACTGGATGGGAAAATTACATTACTGAGTCCGCTGTCGCACATCGGCGAGTCAGCAGGCCCAGATTCATTCTTAAGCCAGGACGTCATTATTGGTCCGGACGGGCAACCGGTAGAAGCGTTTGTCTACAGTGGAAATGCTTTTCGCGGCCAACTCCGCGACCTGGCCGCAATCTACATGACCGAGAAACTGGGCGGACTTGTATACAATCCTGACGTGTTCTACCTGCTTTTTTCCGGCGGCTCCCTGGGCGGTGCCCAGTCCGTGGACATCGACCAGGCCCGGATGTACCGGCGAAACGTGCCGATGCTGTCCGTGTTCGGCGGCGGTGTGGGCAACCAGATCCTGACCGGGAAGATTAAGGTAGGCCCTATGTACCCGCTTGTAGCCGAATGCCAGCGCATACTGCCGGCGCACCTGCGGCGGGATGACGCCCCGTCTTGGCAGCAGTGGACATTTGAAAAGTCCTTCACCCGGATGGACGACGCAAAGAACGAAAACCTGCGGAAATACCTGGTTGAGCCTGCCGGAGCGTTGCCGGACGCTGAACAACAGCTGTTGACCGGCGAGGCTCCCGTGTCGGAGAAGAAAACGAAGAAAAAAGAAGACCCGCCCCAGCAGATGCGCTACACCGTAGAGATGCTGGCGGCTGGTTCTGTTTTGTACCAGCGCATTGACCTGTGCGACATGACCGACCTGGAGTTGGGCGCCTTCGTGTCTGCGCTGGTGGAGTTCTCAAAAAGGCCTTACATCGGCGGCAAGTCAAACGTGGGGTGCGGGCTGTGTGAAATTGAATACACCTGGCGGCTGGCCGGGGCGAAGGAAACCGTAGGTAAGTTTTTGAGCGTTGACACCGACTGCCTTTGGTTGTCCAAACCCGCTGAGGATTCGAAGAATGCGTATGACGACTTCCTGGTCCGGATATACGAACAGTACCTGGAAGGCCACGCGGAAGAATTGCAGCGCTTGTTGGCGGCAGGTGGGAAATAAAAAGACCGCTTATTTAGCGGTCTTTTCTCTCTTATAGTTTTCAATTTGCTCCCGTGTCCACACTGGTCCCATGGCCAGCTCTGTCACCGGTTCTGGGAAACTGCCTCTGCTCCGGTACGTTGTAACCCTGCGAGTATCCCAGCCGAGGATTTCGGCGGCTTCTTTTACACCTATTAGTTCATCAGCATCATAGTACCCGGCGATTACCAGGCACCTGTCGCAACCAAGGATTTTTTCTTCTGCTGTTTTGCGGATAGGCCCGCCGGCTTCTCCGCAGACCGGGCAGACCGGAATTTTGGCGCTAAGGAGTTTGCGCCAGTATGTCTTAAAGTCATCCTCCCGGTCGTACTTTTGTACCAACCGGGTTAGGTCCTGCTCTACCTGCTCCGGTGTGCGGAGCAGGTAGGTGATGCCATTTTCTGTAATTGTTTGTTCGGGCTTGCTGAGTTTTAACATTAGCTAATCGCCTCCAATATTTTCGTTTTGATAACGCGGTTTTCTCTGCGGGTCAGGTCCAGCTTTACAACCCCTTGTTCCGTTTGCTGGAACAGTTGGTACTTAGCACTGTGGGCGTTGGGCCTGTCCTTGCACTCCGTCAGCAGGTAGTTGTCCAATTTGCCGATGATGATACCTTTGTGGTAGCGTCCTTTCTTGATTCCCTTTCCGCTTTTTGTTAATTCGTACATTTTATTTCCTCCTTATCTTATTTGGAATTTATTAAAGGCTTAACATCCGCAGTAGGTGTCTTTGCCGGGGTACCAGCTGTTGTCGTAGTACCTTCTTCCGCATTCCCAGCAGGTTACCCAGCGGCCATTATGCCGGGGGAAGTTATTTACTTTATTATTTGCGGAGGCTTTGGGGGCTTTACATTTATTACAGTAAACACCTTTACCCTTTTCCCAAACAACCTTTTGACCGGCCTTCACTTTCTTGCCGCAGTTGACGCATTTCCCGTCATATTTCGCTGTAATTGTCATTTTATATCTATCTCCTTTCGTTGTTTTCCTTTGTTGTCTTTATCATACAACAAAACTAAACTGTTGTCAATAACAACATGAGAAATTTTTTAACTTTTTTAAAAAAAAAAA